TGCGCCGCTCCTTGCGCGTTGTTGACGGTGTTGAACGCCGAGAGCTGGTCCTGACTGAACCCCGCGACAGGCGCTTGTGGGATATTAAATGGCAGCGAAGCCGCGTTCTGCCCCTGCTGCAGCGCATTCTGGATATAGCCGGCGCCGGCTGGCGCGTAGCTCTGGTTCTGCACCGTATTGCTGGTTTGGGTGCCCTTGCTGCCCATTATGCGAACGCGGCGCTCGACGCGCTCGTGCTCCCCTTAGCCCCGTACAGGAAGAAGGCACCGACCGGCTCAAGCATGCGGCGGTAGAGCCGGACCTTGGCCTCGGTCCGCTCGGTCGAGATGATGCCGGTCACGAGGGGAATGCCGACCCGGTCGCTCTGGGTCTTCATCCAGTCGATCAACGTCCGCGCATGGGCCGATTGCCGGCACTCCGGATCGACATAGACGATGAACTCTTCGAGATGCCGGTCGTGCGAATACCAATAGGTCCCGATCGTGACGAAGACGAGCGCCTCAAGCCGGCCAACATCGCCGATGACGCCGATCGCGCCGCGCGGCCCGGTGTCCCATTCCGGAATCATTTCGGGGCGGAGCGCGCGCGCGAGAAACCACTCGACCTTCTCGGGCGCGAGCGAGAACTGGCCGTTCTCGCGGTGGCCCTGCAAAAAGAGTCGCCAGATTTCCTGATGGTCCGCAGGTTTCGCGATGCGGACGATCGACGGGCAGGTCATGTCAATCCTTTTTCGGCGGCTTCAAGCCGCGCAATTGCTTGATGTGCTTCTTCCGGGTCTCGACCACCCACTTGTCGAGCGCCTTGTGCCCGTGTTCGAGATCGCCAAACTTCGCGGCGATCTTGTCCGGAGGAATGACGATCTCGCCGCCAGCGGCGATGATCGGCGTCGGCTTCCCTGCCCCGCGCGGATTGCGCGCGCCACCCTCGTCCGAGAGTTTCGGCGCCCGAGGAGTGAGATTGAGATGCGGCATCGGCGCCTTGGCCTGATGCATCGGCATCTGGCTCGCCCCGTAGGGGCCCATCTTGAACATCTTGTTGACGATGTTCGCGCCGGCAATGCTATTGCCTTGGCCAAGCGCCGCGACATGGTCGGCGGGCAGGACGTAGGCGCCGCCGGAGACCGAGATGGGGAGCTTGTCGGTCCTCCCCGGAACCGGGGAATGAATGAAGCCCTGATGCGGCAATGAGCGCGCCAGGTTTCTTTCATAGAACGTCGGCACGCCGCCGCCCTCGGCGCGGCCGTACTTCCGCGCGTTGCTTAATGCTGCGGCGACGGCCTGCTTCTGCGGATGGCCGGCATGGACCATCTCCGAGATGTTTTGGCTGACTGCGGCCCGGCTTCCCGACTTGATGAGCGGCATGGTGTGAATTGTAACTCACACCATGACTAATGGGAAGGGCTGCTCACTCCTTCCAATATGGCCTCGCTTGCAAGGGTTCTCGCCCATCAAGACGATAGAATACACTCACACCATCGGCTGCGCAATTACCCGGCGCGGATCAGCGAAAGCCCGTAAACCGTGGTTGGCTGCACGTTGCCGTGCGCGGCACCGCCGGTGTTGTTCGACGTCGCCGTTCCCCCTGCGGCTGTCAGAAAGCTGATGTTGGCAAGACCAGCCAAGTCACCCACGGCGTTTGCCGATCCAGTTGGATTGATGCTTTCGCCGGATGGCGACAAGTAAGTGGCGATGGATTTGCCGCCGAAAGTCGTATTCGTGTTCGATGTGATCGACGGGATTTGGGTTGGCGTAAGCGCGATGTTGTCAACTCCGCCGACGACTCCGACGGAACTGGCGTTGATGACAAAACTCAGCCGGCCCGTACCCTGGTTGAGCGTCGCGCCAACCGTCCCGCGGCGGTCCGGTAGCGTTCCCCCGATCATACCAAATAGAACCGGATAAGTTGCAGATGAAAGAGACCCTGCATTGCAGTTGAGGTATGGCGGGATGGTGCAGCCATCGCTCCAATTAGGTGTGCTACTTCCGACCCAGTCCATATAGCTCCCGATTCGGCCGCCGAAGTTCTTGTACTTGATATTGACGCCGTCGTTCAGAACCTCGACGATCTCGCCGGGAACAGCGCAAACGACTTGGCCGCCGCTCGCCGTGGTTTCAAGCGTGATCGTGAAGGCCGAAGAGCCGGTGCACAGATGCTGGATCTCATAGCTCTTGGTGAACGAAGTCGGGAGCGTGATTGTCAGGCTGCCGGTTAGCGTCGAATTGAACGTAATGGTCTTGCTCTGGAATTGCGCCGCCGAAAGGACAACATTACTGTTGTTGAGCGAGATCGTTGCGATGCCGCCGGCAACCAAATCGATCAAGGTCTCATTGCCGTTGACCGGCGTATCCCATGTGCCGACATCGTCGCCGCGGGCCGGCAGCGTCAATTGGAGGTTTGGAGTAAAGCTAGCAACCATGTGTCACCTATTGCGGGTAAAACGGCATCTTGACGGTCGGTCCGGAAGACAAGGTAACCAGCAGGAAGCCGGTCGCCTCGGACGAGGTGAACGTAACTGTCCCGAGCGTTGCCGGGGCTGCGGTCGAAACCGTCGTTGCCTGCGGGAAGACGCCCTTGATCGTCGTCGTCAGGTTGTTGATCGCCTGCACGCCTTGCTGCATGGTCTGCAGAAGATCGCCAATGCCGAACGCCATGATTACCTCCTGCCCGACGTTCCAAAGCGGAACCGGATGCGGCCGATGCGCCAGAACTCGCTCGACGCGTTGCTCTGGATGAAGGCCGACAGAAGCCGATTGCGAATGCGGCAATTGATGAACTCGGTCGTCGAGGTCACGGTATACGGCCCGTAGGTTGTCGGCGTATCGCCGGGATAGTTGACGCCGAAGAAGGTGATGTTGATCGAGGCGCCAGGCGATGCCGAGCGGAGCCCGAAGATGAAGTCCGGAATGATGAAGTCGATGACCGGGATTTCCTCGCCCTCGGCGATGGTAAAATAGCCGGTCTGGAAAGCCGGAAGGCCGGCACCCGTGATCGAGGTCCCGCTTTCGTGCTGCCAAATCTGTCCGAAGTTATCGACGGCGAGCGGCATGCCGAGGATCGAAACGTCGGTCCATGCTGTCCGGGTCATGGTGCCGTAGTCCCATTCGTACTCGTTGCCCTCGATATGGACCTTGACGTAGCTGTCGTCCTCGCCCGCCGTCGCCGCGGATGGATAGAACCATGCCACCTCGTTGAAGGCGGAGTTGACGGCGACTCTGATCTTGCTCTGGTTTGCGACCGAGAGGTTCTGGAAGACTTGGTCCCAGACGCTGCAGGGCAGCGGGACAACGCCGTTAGCGCCAATGGTATAAAAATTATTGATGCCGATCCAGAACGGGTTGCCGGCAAGAACGCCGCAGGCATGCGAGGAGAGAAAGCCGCAGCCGGTTCCGACCCGTGTGAAGTTGAAGATCACGATCCCGCCGACATAGGTCATGGTCCAGACGTCGAGGTCGGTCGAGATGAGCGCATATTGCGGGCATTGAATGCCGGCGACGATGGTCGATCCGGTCGGGATGCGGAACGAGCCGGCGGTGGTCTGGTTGGTGACGGCCCAGTTGGTATAATCGCCCTGGTTCGACCAGCGCACCGTCAACTGATCCTGCACCCCGGTCGATTGAACGCTTCGCCATGCGACCAGGATCTGCTGCGGCATCGAGACGAAGATGCCGCCATTGAAGAACGGCGCCGAGTTGATGACCTGCGCGTTCTGGAAGCCGAAGTCCGGCGACCAGATGTAGATCGGCCCATTGACCGGGCAGGAAATCAGAATCTCGCCCCAGTTGTCCTGGGTCCAATCCGTTGTCGTGATCGGCGTTCCCGGAACGCCGGCCTGCCCGGTCCCGGAGCCAAAGCCGCCGGAGCCAAAGCCGCCGGAGCCGAAACCGGAGCCGGTCGCGGCAGGACCCAGAGTAACGTAATAGACGATCTGCGCATCGCCCCCGTTCATGGTCGCGGTTGCAGTCGTCGATGCCTGCGTAATCGCGTTGATGGTAAAGTTGGTCGAGTCGATGATCGAGGCGATCTGGTACTTGCCTTGAACGACGAGGGGGAGGCTCGTTCCGATCGTGGTCGGCGCGATGAACTGTTCGAACAGCCCGGTCACCTTCTGGAAACCGTTGTTCGGCAAAGTGACCGTGATGCTCGCCGTGCCGGACGAGGTCGAAAATACCGGAAGAATGCCGGACGCGTTGACCGTCGCGTTCGAGATCGAGGAAAGGAGGATCGTATAGACGGTCGAGCCGCCGACCGAGTTGATCGGATAGGCGCCATTGAGGAGCCAGCCGCCGATTGCGACCGGCGTATTCAGGTAGATCGTATTGAAGAGGCTGGCATTGGCGTTGGCATCGACAATGGTCACCAGATTGCTTGCGGTCGAGATCGAGAAGTTCGGCGGCGGGTTTGTCGTAACCGTCTGCGGCGTGATGGTCTGCAATGCGCCGCTGTTGATAACCGCGAGCTGACCGGTTGCGGCGATGCCGAGCCAGTCGTTGCCATTGGCGTCCTGCCAGGGATGCAGATCGCGCACGGTCGAGCCGATGAGCGTCGAGTAAAAGCTCTGCCAGCCACCGATGGTCTGGATCAGGCCCTCTTTGTAGCGAATGGTCTGCGACTGGCTCACCCCGGCCTGGTTTGCCGAGAGCGTCTTCTGCGTATCAACGCCAGGATTGAGTTGAACCGCGCCCCAGGGCATCAGACCCTCGGCGGTGTTGCGGTCGGCGACGGAATCTGTGCCGACCATGCGACGCTCTGGAATTTCATCCGCAGCGCGTCGACGTTCTGCGACTTGAGGAGATTGTTGTACTGGCTCTCCCAGCTCTGCGCGATCTGCGGGTTATCCGTCTGCGCGCCGAAGTCGCGCATGTAGCCGCTGGCGAAGATCATGCCGGCGGCGACCATCAGCTCCGGCGCGTTGAGAGAAAGCCATGTCGTCGAGTTCGCCGCCGAAAGCGGCGCCGGCCGGATCGTCGCGATGACCTCGGTCCCATAGGGCTGATCCGGCGTCGGGCCGAGCATGATCTCGGTATCGGTCACGCGCGCAAAATATTCCGGAAGCCCGGTATTCGACGATGTCGCCGATGGATAGATCGCATCGACGACCGCCTTCGAAACCGGCGTCAGCGGGATGCGCGTTCCATTGCTCGACGTGGTCCCGGCCGATGAGAAGAGATTGACCGTTTCGAGAACGAGAAGCGTGCCCTGCGTCGTCGACAGCGCGATCGTCCGCACCCCTGAGCTGCAGGTCACCGAGGTATCGGTCACCCTCGCCGCCGGCAGATCGAGATCGCGCCAGAGCCGGCCCTCGGCGTAGTCGATGATGCCAGGCATGATCCCGGAGAAATTGTTGTCGCCATTGACGAGGACGGTCGAGGAGATGACCGTGATCGTTGCGATCTCCGAGACAAACGATGAATAGGTCAGGCTCATGGGTCCTCAGATATCGTTCGGCGCGGCGTCGGAGACATTGAAGATGGCCTGCGCAATCGCGACCGCCGAGATGCCGTCGCCCTGCACCGCGATGCGGTGATATTGGAAGAAGGCACCGGAGGTCGTATTCGCCGTGATGACCTCGCCCACCGTTCCCGCCGTGGTACTCTGATAGACTGTCGTCCATGTTGCGCCGTTGGCGCTGCCCTGCAGCATGAACCCGGTCTTGCCGCTCTTGAGAAACGGCGCGTCGATCGGCGCCGCGATCGTGAAGGAAGAAACGACGTGGGTCACCGGCGCGACCGTCGAGGGCGTCGTCAGCGTAATTCCGGAGATGTCGGCATTCCAGTTCTTGCCGACCGTATTCTGGAAGCTCGAAACCGAGACCGAGAGCGCGGCGCTCTGCTCTGCGGACTTGTTCGGATTGCCGTTGAACGCGGCGTCGACGCCGGCATTGAGCGTCATGTTGCCGATGTTGCCGAGCTGCGGTCCCTGCGGAAAGAAGTTGTCACGCGGAGCATAGAGAAGCGTCGAGAGCGGATTATCCGCGGCAACGTAGTTCTCCGGGCGCGGATAGGCGACCGGGACCGGGTCCGGAGGCAGAACGATGGTTCGGCCGCTTTCCTGCGGCACGTCGAGGCAACTCGGGCAGACCCTTATCCTGAGATTGAAGAGCCGCGGGCCTTGGAGCCAATCGAACTGCCACTGCAGCCGATCGAGGTTGTACATGAACCCGCAGCGGTCGCAGATGCCCAGGGCTCGCGGAGCCCGTGCGCTTACCTGTGCTCTCCCGTGCATCCGCATCAGCGCCTCCAATAGCCGGAGAGGCTGGGCGTGATATACATCGGAACCCATTCGGTATCTTCGGCCGCCGCGATGCTCCAGGCCTCGTCGCGGTCCATCTTCCGGGTCTGCTCCTGCTCCGGGCGATAGAGCCGCGCGAGCCGATGGGCGAGATCGGCGGTGATCGCATCGAAGAACCGGACCGGCAATTGGAGATTCTGCCCGTTTGTGACCTGCGCGTCTTGGAGCTGGTTCGCGGCGTAGTAGAAGAAATCGTAGGGGAACGAACCGTCCGGCATCAGGTAGAACGTGACGGTCGGGCTGATCTGCCGATCGAAGAAGTACTGGCTCGGAAAGCCCTGCGTGGTCTTGGTCGAGATCGCCGCATATTCGTCGCGGCTTATCGGGAACATGTAGCGGTCCAGATCCGGATTGGTCGAGTAGCGAATGAAGCAGGAGAAGATCATCCGCGTCTCCGCCGGCAAGGAGTAGGTCGCGGTGCCCTGCACCAGGGGAAGCGTCGCCTGCTGGATCGCCCACTGGTTCTGCCCCGGCATGGTATTGAAGCGAGTAAGCGCGAGGTTCAGCTCCATGACCGCGCGCTGCATCTGGGTCTGCTCGATCTCGGTCGCGCGAACCTGAATCCGGTCGAACGCGGTCAGGATGAAGTCGCCGCCGGAAGGCGAGAAGTTGGTCGTTCCCGATGTCTGGACGACAGGATTGAAGAAGCTCATGTCGTAATTCTCAATTGCCCGGTGGTCGGCGTCGCCTGCCCCGGCGCGCTGACCGAGTAATTCGTGATCCCGAGCGCCGCGACCGCGCTCCCCCATGTCGCGGTGAAGAACGAGCCGGACGGCGTCATGCCGATCGCGCAGGAGGCGGTCGTTATGCTGTTGCTCGACAGCGGATAGGTCAGCGTCAATGTCGCCGACGATGGAACGGTCATGACCGACTGCCCGGTGGTCGTCGAGAAAAAGACCACGGTGAAGCCAACGGTCGATCCGGTCACGACATTGATCGGCATGCCCCGCTATAGCACGGCATCGCCATGGTGTGAACTCCTGCTCACATGATGCGAATAGAGACCTTGACGGTAGTAATTGGCTGACCGGCCACGCCGATCTCGCCGCCGGAGAAATCGTTGGCCGTTGTGCCAACCTCGCCTGACGTAACCGTGGTCCATTCCATCCCGCCGGCCAGGAAGTCATCCTTGGTCTCGGTCGCGGAAAGCGAGATGAACATTGTTGGTGTCGGCCGCAATTGGCTCGGCCGTGCCTCGAATTGCCGTGCGAGGGTCGGCGGCCGGCGGACCGGCTCGCTTAGCGGCTCGAACCAGCCAAAGGGAATAATGGTCAATTGATTGGGCGAATAAGCTGCGAAAGGCTGCCCGCGCACACTTGCGCCCGCGCGTGGCGGCGCGCTCAGTGGCGCGAACCAGCCCATGCCTCCGCCGAAGTCGACCTGCCCGATCGCAAACTGCCCGGTCGCGCCGAAGCCGAACATCAGATGTACCAGGTGGTATTGGCGGCCCGGTAAGTCGCTTCGAACCGGCCGCCGGCTGCCAACGTGGCCGGCGCACCCTTGACCGTCTGCAGGCTACTCGGGCTGACCGTCAGCGTCGTGATGATCTGCGATGTGACGACCTTGTTGATGGTGCCGTCGACCGGGCCGCTCGACATCGTGATCGTCGCCGTGGTGACGCTCGCCGAGGTATCGATGATGGTCAGATAATTCGACGCATTCAGGGTGATCGCAAAGTTGCTCGAAGCCGGCGTCAGATAGGCGTAGGACTGATCCGACCGGCCAGCCTTGTTGATGGTGTTCTGCACCGAATCGAGCCGCAGTGCTTCCGCGATCGTGGCCGAGCCCGATGACGTCGTGTTGAATGACATATGGCTGGGCAGGCTGGCGCTCGAAAAGGTGCCCTCCGACGCGACGACGATCGAGGCCGTCTGGACATTGACGCTGGCGCCGTTGTCGCCGCTGAAGAGAACGCTGCCGACGCCGTCTCCGCTCAAGAGCGCGGAGGGCGATGTGGGGGTGCCGCGCGACGCCGCAAGCGCAAACAGACCGCCGCCTGCGCCTGCGCCCTGCGTCCGGATCACGCCGATCGAGCCGGTCACTCCCGACGAAACCGCCTGGATGCGCGGCGAAACCGTCGCTTGTGAGACCCCGGTTTGGGTGCCGGCCAGGACTTGACCGCCGCTGCCGATTGCCAGCGTGCCGTTCGTCCAGGCACTGTTCCCGGTTCCATTGTCGACAGTAGGCGTCGTCACCCCGCTAAAGGTCCCGACAATGGCATTGTTGCCGGTGGTCCCGGTCTGGTAAGCGATGCCTTGCAGGATGTTTCCTCCGCTGGCCTCTTCGTTTGTTATCGCGCCGATGTGGAACTGATCGAATGAGCCATAGGTACTGATGCCGACCGCCGAAGAGCCGGGTCGGATGCCGCCGACACGATAGGTGTTGCCACGGATGTTGCCCTGGTTTGCAGAGCTGACGCCCAGTTGGAGGCCGGCGCTCAGACAAAGATGGACGTCGGCAAGATCAATAATGTTCTCCTCAAACGAGGTATTCGACGAGAGCCCAAAGACGACTAGGCCATTCTCGGTATTCGGCGTCGTGCCGGTTCCGGTACCGTTAAGTTCCTGCGATGAGAAGAACGAATTGTCGATCGAGCCGGCGGACGCGTTCATGCCGATTACGCCGATCGCATTGCCGCCGGTCGCGAGATAGGCAAGATTGGAGAAATGGAAGCGTGAACCAGTCACGGTGATGATGCCGTCAAGTGGAACCGGCGTTTGCGGGTTAAAATAGATCAGATATGCCGACGCTCCCGGCGAGGCCGGCTGACCTACGACTTGGCCGCCGTAGAAACCGACATCGACGATCATACAGCTATCGAACGCGAAGCACGGGCCGGTCACGGCGGAGCTGAATGTGATGTTTACGTCATAGAACCGGGCTGTCCACTGCTCGACCGGTGGCACCGATATCCCAGTGCTGCAGTTGATGAAGATGTTGTTGACGTTGAACGCAAACGTCGCGGTCGTGCTCGTGGTCGCGGCATTGCTAATGTGAATCTGCGTTAGGCTATCGATGCTAGTTATCTTGGTAAAGGACGGGATGCCGGTTCCGGTCATCGCAGCCCCAACGATGAGGCCGTCCGTCGTCGTTACCTGCACGACGTTTGTTGCATTGGTGGTGCAACTCTGCGAGCTGATCCGGCTCGCGCCATGGCCGCGAACTTCCAGCGGCCAACCATTAAAGATTGCCGCATTGATGGCTTCCTGTAGGCCTGACGTAGTGGTGCCTGCGGTCGAAATCTGATTTCCGAACGGGTCGAGGACGACCCATGTATTGGTCGGCAGATTGTTGGCCGGGACGGACAC